TAGTAAACCATTGTCCCAGACCCAATCGATACCTTCCATGATGCCATTAACGAAAGCATTTGGCGCAGATGGATCTGCAACAATATCAGCAGCCGTAGCCAAATAGAAGTCATCTTGAACTATTTGAATTCCGTTAACTTCTTTTAGCGATCCCATACCACGTGTTGAGACACCTAGTTGAACCCCAGACTCAATAAGATTTCTGGCAATCTCACCCATCGGTGTAGAAAGAATTTGTGCTTTACCAATAAAGTCGTTACCTTCAGGAATAAGAGAAACGATTTTATGAGAAACACGATCTAAGTTTATCGATGGACTTTCGGGGTGACCAAGTTCACCGAGAGCTCTACCTTTAAGAACATATTCTTCGTTATATCTTTTTACTTCTTTAGCAACAGACTCATTTCGATACATACGACCATTACGATTCTTCACTTCAGTCTGAATAAATGGACCATGGATGTAGAGGTTCTTTTTCCCTTCTACACCTTCTTCGGTGATGATCTTTATTGATTCGTTAAGTTCTGCCATGAGTTTCATTTTAGTTTCCTTAGTTCGTGTACGCGACTGCTACGGCTTTTACGTTTGTTCCAACGTCGGTGCCAAGCAATGTATCATACGCCGTGTATTTTTCAAGAACTATAGTTTGACCACCAATTAGTGTGATCGTATAATTTGTTCTAGTTAAGTTCTGACCAGATTCTGTAACACTCTTAGTTATGTTAACATTTGCACCACCGAGTGATGCAGATAACTGAATACCAGAAGTATTAGCAATTGGTCCAACGTAGTAAGTAGTATTGTTTGCAAGACCGGTAATTGCGGTGTTACCGGTCGATGTTGTGTAAAGAACCACGTCACCAACTTTAAAATAGTGATTCGTCAAAGTAATAAAATCATTAGTAGAATCAATATCTGTGTTAGAGTTGAAAGTAACCGCAGTTCTACACGTGATCGTGTTTGATACTGTTGCCGCAGCACCAGTATGTACTAAACGAATGAGACGCGAAGATGTGCTCACGGCTGTAGCCAGAGCATTAACTGACGTTTCAGTTCCGATTGGTTTGAATACTTCAGCCATTATAGTTCTTGCTCCCTAGCGAAGTCCAAAAGATTCTCGATGCCATCGTCGGTATCAAGCATTGCTTCAAACTTCTCTTTATTCTGTTCAGATAAACTGTCGTATAGTTTATTTAACAAAATTTCTTCAGCAATATCCGGATGAGTTTGGGTATCTCCACCGATTGGTTTATTGCCCTGAGTAGGAGGAAGTTTGATTTTTTGTTTAGAAGCAAGTGGATCAGATTGCATCTTATCAATGCTATCCTGTTGCATGTTCCTATTTCCAACAGCCCCAAATTGAGTCTGAGTAGCTGCAGCTTTAGCAACATTCTCTGGAGTCATCTCTTCGGCTTCCTGTACTTTCTTCTTTCTCAGAAGCTTAAAGTCTTGACTATCGATCTTGCCATTTTTATTAGCATCGATCTTATGTTGATTTCCTTTAAGTCCTTCAGAAGATACGTCAATCTGTTTACGGGCTGGAGTGAAGTATCTGACTTTTGGTTTACCATCTGAACCAGTAACCACGATAGCCTTTTTAGGGCGCATTCCTGATTCGCGTGTTTCTAAATCGGCTTCTTCTTTCATGCCGGCAAGAGAAACTTTTGAACGAGCCTTAACTGGCGCTGGTTTGCCATACTTAACTACATGCATAAAATCTTCATGCGATCGGCCAAGCGCGTTTTGCACATTTTCTTTAGCGCCTTTAGCAATTGGCGTATTTGCATGCACTTGAAGAGCTTTTACAACGTTGTTATGGTGTACTAAATGTTTTTTTCCATTTTCAAAAGTTAGCTTGTGCATACTATCAACTGGTACTTTACGCATCTGGTTGATTATATTCTTGCTAGCTGCGCGTTCCATTTCATCATCATCTTCATTGTCGTCACTTTTCTTCTCAACTACGTATTCTTCACCCATACGGTTCATAAAGTTTCCGTAGTTTGAAGCCATCTGACCCGATTGAGAATATTCTGATTCTTCTGGAGTCTTATGTTCACCGCTATAAGTCATATAGTCATAAACGCCATCAATTTGAACTTTGGCGTAGGAGATCTTTGACTGAACCCAGGCTTCAAGGTCATCTGAATCGCTAATCATCGAAATCAGTTTACTAGCTTTATCTCTAATAGCTGACAACTCTGTCTTAGCCATCAGACCTTCAAAGTCATCTTCTGCTGAGCTTTCTGCATCATAAGCTTCATTACGCTGCATTGCGTAATAGGCACCCATAGCTTGCTTCATACGTTCTTTTTTAGACTTACCAGCAAACTTAGGATTCTTACTGTGAACGAAGTCGGAAATAACGTCTCCCATAGAAGTCTTCTTGGTGATTACTTCGTCAAGTTCAACTGATTCGGTAGTTGGAATATTTGTTATACCGTGCTTTTTCCAATCTGGATGACCAGACTTTGTAAAATGTTTAACATTTGGAAATGCTTTCATAGTCTTCTTTTTTGTCTCTTCATAATCACTTTCCATTTCTTCTTTTTTCATAGAAGAACCGCGCTTAACTTTATTCACATATTCCGAACTATCTTTGCCGTAGCCATGTCTTTGCGCCATAGATCTAAGTTCAGTTTCGGGTTTATTACCATGCATTGCAGCAAAGTCTTTATCTGACATATTAGAGTATTTTTGCTTTGACTTTATAACTGAAGATGGCATACCAGCTTCATCGAGTTCAATTTCTTCGCTAAATTCATTTGCATCATTAGCTCTATCTGCATTTCTGCCAGATGCACCAATTATACCTCTGAGGCGATTCTTTATTTTGCGTTGAACACGCGGATTCGATGTTGCATTGTCATTAGTCGCTTTATTAGCAAGTTGACTCGCAGCTTTCTTGGTATATGCATGAAGTAAGTTTGGCGATAATTCGTCAATCTGTTCTACTTCTTCACCTAACGCTTTTGTTGCTTTTCTTGCGGCGTCAGCATATCTCATATCATTCATAGCCTTACCATGTAGGTCAGCAGCTGCGCGCATCGCTTTTCTTTGTGCAACGGTTAGTCCAGCAGCAGCGGCTCTGTTAATAAGATCTAGTCTTTCTGCTTTGTGGTCAGTCGGCTTGAGTTCTTCTTTAACCGGCATAGTATTTGCAAGTGACGCTTTGGTTTTTACGTAAGCAGGTTCAGTGCGCATGCGGCGATCGTGTTCAACTTTCATTTCTGATTTGCTATAACTGCCATGTGGAAGATTATTCATAATATGAAATTTAAGCTTTGCACTCGACATATGTCGAATAGAATAAAAGTTGGTGCTTTCTTCAACTTCTTCTTTTGCATGAACTTTTACATTATAATTGCCTCGTATTTTGTCGATTGCCATGTCAGCACCCGTTTCACGCTTGTTAGCACGACCCTGAAACGTGCGGCCCGTGTACCGGTCTTTCGCCCCAGCAATTTTTTTCAGATTGGCGCTAGCATCTTTTGTAGCCCTGCTAGCATAACGACCAAGAAGTTCTGGTGACAATTCGTCAAGTGGTTCGACTTCTTCTTTATTTAAAGTATTGAATGCATTTGATTTTACACGATTAATGTCTGCTTTACTAATCATACCTTTGCGTTTACCCATTGAATTAATGCTGGATTTTGCACGATTATTAATCGAACCATCTGAAGGTTCAGTATCTGCAGTTGATTTTAGTCTGCCTGTTGATCTAGGATTTTCATGGTGATAATCATAATCAGCCATTCCTAAATCTTTATCTGGATCAGTAATTTTTTTCGCTGCTGAAGATGATCTCCATTTAGCTTTTTCGTCAAGTTGATTAGCTTCTTCTTTGCGCATGGCATCAGCAGTCTTCTTTGCAATAGCAATTTTATTTGCAATGCGATCTTTCAAAAGATTTGAAGAAGTTTTAGGCTGGTGATATTTACCGTCATCGTCGCGATAGCCGCCCTTAATGACTTTTTCTTCTTTAACTTTTAATGTTTTGTCATAAGCCTTTGCAGACTCATCGCCTTCGTACGATGCTGTCTTAGGATCTTTTCTTTGTGGAACCCCTTTGAACAGGTGTTCCTGGTCGGTAACACCTGGAACTAAGTTTGCATAGTCGGGATTATGAAGAGCCTTAAAGTTCTTCTCACCCTGAGAAAGAGGCTCTTGAACTTCGGTGATATTTTTCTTTAGTTTGTCATAGAGCGTCATCTGATTATTCTTCCTGATTTACGTCTTCTGCGGTTTCTTCATCAGAGGAATCTTCACCTGTAGTAGCCCCAAACATGCTAGCTGAAACGTCAGCAGTAATCGCAGTGATAGCCTGTTGCGACCTTTCAATCATTGCTGCATCAACAGCAGCTTTGAGTGCGATAGCATCTTTAGTGAATGCCGAGTGAAAAATATCAGATACTTCAGTCATAATTTCCTCCAAAATCTACAAAGTATTTATAAAAAATTAGTACTGTTCGCCAGTACCTGGAATGTTTGGCTTATTAGCAATAGGTGGTGGTGGAGCAGGTTGTCCCGGATCTGTTGGTGGCATCAACGGAACTTTTTCTTGTTCCATTTCATCCATCATATCGGAAATTTCCTGTTCATTCATCTTTAAGACATTCTTGCGAATCCAAATGTCTGAGTAGTACCTACCGATATAAGGCATTAATTGGTTCAGAATATTGATCCTACCTTGAATGACTTCAGCATTTTTGAACTCTTCAAAGTGATTGTCTTTAGTATAATCAAAGGTGATCTGTTGCTGAAGAGACGACCAATCTTCTTCTGAACAAATTCCTTTAAGAACTAATTGCTTCTTGAGCGCTTCCAAGAATAACATCGAGAATCTGCGGCGAAGACGTCCAACAAACTTAGTGAACTTGACTTCGTCTCTCGAGATCTCAGAAGAGCGACCCAATACGTTTGCTGTCTCAGTATTCAATCTTGACACTGGAATATTAAGAGAGCGAAATAATTTCATCTGAAAGTATTCAACATCTTCCATCTTACCAAGGTTCTGACCAGACGGAAGCGTAGTAATTTCAGTACCGCGATTACCTTCACGGCGTGGAAGCCAGTAATCTTCTAGCATCGTCATGAACTTTCGGTCATCACGAACCTCACCAGTAACAGCGTCATAGACTAACCGATTCTTGTGACGAACCATCATGTCTCTGAGATATTGTTCTGCTTTAAGTTTAGGTAGGTTACCAACGTCAATATAGAAAATACGCCGTTCAGGAGCACGAGAAATACGATAGATGACAGTAGCATCTTCAAGCGTTCTTAACTGATTTATAGGCTTAATCGCTTTTTGCAGATAAGAGTAAACCATCTGGTTATTCTTATCCATAAGACCGGATGTAACGTGGATTATAGAATCTGTTGCAATTCTCAATCCGCCAGTCGAGTTATTATCTTGCGCCATCCCAGCATTTCCTGGAGACACTTGAAAAGAGCGATCAGAATAAACAAAGTATTCTCTTTTCGTCT